AAGGTGAGATTCTGCGTTTACTGGTTCAGCTTCAATACACATCATTTCTACATAGTCGTTGAAACGAGTTCTTGTATCACTAGCTGCTTTTAAGTACCATAAGTAACCACCAGTTCCATCTTCACCAGAAACTTCAACCCAACCAATTTGAGATGCATCAGATCCAGAGATCTCATAGTAATCTTTCATGATAACAGGTTTGTTTTTAAATGATTTGAAAGTTGGTGTAATAGCTTTGTTAGTACCAGTACCTTGCACAAGACCAGCATGACCAGTTGAACCTTTTTCCCAGTCAGAACCAATAACTACAACTTGCGTATTTGCTAAAGTTGCATTTGATCCGTGAAAAGGAGCATCAGCCCAAGTTTCCTCACCATAAGGTGCGATAGTAATAGCTGTACCATTAACTAAAACTACTTGACCAGTACCTGACCAACCAGAGTTAGATACTAAACATACGTCATATAATCTTGCACCATGATTAGCAAGAGTAAATCCATCACCCGCTATATTTCCATCACCGTCACTAACTACAGTAAAGATGTTAGTATTAGTTACTAATGATCCGATTAATGATATATGTAATCTAGACTGCTCAGACCAAACTACTTGGTCAGAAGCCATAGCCTCTTCAGCTCCTACTTGCGAAAGAAATCCTGAGATTGTTCTGTTTCCAAAAACCTCAGCTTCTTTTTCCATAAGATCTGGTAAATATTGTTGCGCCCAACCGTCCGAAGAACCAGCTGTCGCAAAGTCGATATAATTTGAAACTAACGTTTGCTTTTGTGAAGCTGCAACGCTATTCAAATTAGTTCCTGCCGTAATTGCCATTTTTTATTGTTTTAAATTATTATTTTCTGTTTTTTATTTTAAACTTAAAATCATTAGCATCATCGCCTAACACTTTGAACTTCATGCCACCAGTTTCAATTTTTCCATGACCTTGTCTTGGGTTCATATCTACGTTTTTGGCTTTAGCAACACTATCTTTCATAGCGTCAGCTTTTCCTTGTTCGTAAAAGTGTTTTGCAACAGCATCTGCATTCATTGCTGTATATAAAGATTTATGATAACCCTTAGCATCTGATAATGTAGAATTTTTATCCAAAAACTTTTTGGTAAAATTATTTATATCACTTTGAGTTGTTTTAACCTCATCAGCATTGTTTACATTAAATCTGTATTTTTTATCACCGACGTTGTATTCAAAACCTTTGAATTTATCGTTAAAAACTTGTTCAGTTTTTTGTTTAAAAATATCAGTATTTTTTTTAACTGTTTTTTCTGTTGCTTTTGACTCCTCGTTATATCTATTAAAAAAATTTACAGCTTTTTGCTGCTCAGTTGTGAGCTTACTTCCAGCTTTAATTTCATCATAGTATTTAGACTTTTGCCCGTCTAAGTGGCTTTTAGCGTTGGCAACTTGCTCTTTTAACGCTAGTTTTTTTCTTCGTATATCTCTTTCTTCATCAACTTCTTCATCATAAGAGAACGAGTCTTCCATAAGGAAGTTAATTTCTTCATTATTTAAATGAGGTTTTGTTTGTCTATAATATTCATGTAGTAAATCTTTATCGTTTAATTTACTATAATCTTGATTAAGCTTAACGTAATCACTTAAATCTCCACCAGTGTCTTCCATAAAGTCTATTAGCTTTTGGATATTTTCTGGTATTGGTTTGCCGGTAGCTTCAGCTTCTGCTACAGCTTCTTCAATTTGCTCTTCTACTTCGTTTACCTCTTCTTCAGTAGAATCTTCAGTTATTTCTTCTAACGCTGGAGCCTCTTGTGCTTCTGCTTCCGGTTGTACCTCTTCTTGTTCTTGTGTG